GACATTTGATTTTGTCCATACAGATGGCAAACCGGATTGCAACATGCAGACGGAATGGACGCAGAAAGGGCGCTTGTTCCTGTACGAATTTCTCAAGAGTCACGACATTCTCCCCATGATTGAACGGGACGACCGGGAAGCGGGCCACTAAGGAGCTGATAGCCATGAAACTATGCTACAGCTCCGAAGAGTTACAGAAGCTATTCCATTGCTCCCGGCAGACTATCAGCCGGATGGAGAACGACGGGCGCTTACATCGCTTGTACGGCCTCCCTGGCACATTTTACCGGGCGGCGGATGTGCTGGCCCTTTGTGAATACGAAGAGCCAGCGCACGGGCCGCTGGAATGGGAAAAGCTTGAAGATGCAAATAAGGCCCTGTCCGAAGAAAACAGAGCCTTGAAAGAAAAGTTGAGTCGTATTTATGAATTTTTGAGAGAGGCGGTGAAATTATGAAAGCTATAGAAATACGCGACCACATGCCGAAAGGAAAACGGCATGATCGCAAGCTTTTCAAGCGGATTGCCAGCGCGATTGTATTCACCCTGGCCCTTGCCACGGCTTGTGGCGTCGGCTGGTACGCCGGGGCGAAGCTGGCCTACGAACAGAAAGCGGCGGAAATCTCTAAAGTCCACTATGTGGAAGAGGGGGAAACCCTCTGGGACATAGCCGCCGGCATCTCCGGCGATGACCAAGATATTCGCAAAGTCATTTATGACCTTGCGAAGCTGAACGACATCGCGCCGGACGCTGACCTTAAAGTCGGCCAGAAGATTGTAATAGCAAAGTAGACCTTGCGACGGTTACGCAAGGCCTACGAGGCTAGATGTATTAAGTTGATTGCCTTAATTATAAGGCAGAAAGTTGAGGAAGTCAATGAGAGCAAGAGATATAGACGATTGGGGAAGAAAACCGTGGCCGTTTGAAACTCCGTACGAACAGCTTAGTAACCTTTCGCGCAGTGTATCCCATGAACTGGCAGATACCTGCATGAAGATTGGGACGTTGTTAAAAGAAAAATTCTCTGGCAACGACGACATTATCTATGAAGCAGACGCGCTTATTTCAGCCGCGAAAACCTTTGAAGGGAACTGTTGCTTCCCGGAACTGACGGACGAATTATCCGACAACTTAAAGTTCCTTGACGTCCATATCGGGAACTTGAAGGAAATCAATGAAGTTGATTTATCTGACTTCATTGATGATTTGACAGAGGTATTGCAGGACGGTAAGGACGCCGTTTTGTTTGATCGTAGTCGTTGGTTCAACGACACAAAGAAAGGAGCCTAAACCATGGCAAACTTATATGAAATCAACAGTGCAATTCTGAATTGCGTAGAAGTCGAACCGGGCACGACGGTCAACATGGAAACCGGGGAAGTCATCGACCTGGAAAAACTTTCGCTTCTGAAAATGGAACGTAGCGAAAAGATCCGCAACATTGCCTTGTGGGTCAAAAATCTGAAAGCCGACGCAAAGGCCCTTAAAGAAGAAAAAGAAGCCTTCTATAAACGGCAGAAAGCAGCAGAAAACAAGGCCGCACAGCTGGAAAGCTACCTTGCCAACGTCCTCGACGGCGAAAAAGTCAAGGAAACGGAATTTTCCATCGGCTGGAGAAAGAGCAAGGCTGTTACCATTACCGATGAAAAGAGGCTGCCGGAATCCTTCTTGATTGCACAGCCGCCGAAAGTCGATAAGACAGCCATCAGAAACGCCTTGACATGTGGGGAAGATGTTCCAGGTGCTGAGCTGGAAGAACGGGTAAACATTCAGATCAAGTGAGGTGTGACTTATGGAAAAGACAATTTACAAGAAACTCATGGCTGTACAGTCGGAGCTGAAAGCGCCGAAAGGCCAGTACAACAAATTCGGCGGCTACAGTTACCGCTCGTGTGAAGATATTTTGGAAGCGGTCAAGCCTTTGCTAAGCAGTCATGGGCTGGTGCTGACCATCGCGGACGAAATCAAAACCGTTGGCGACCGCTTTTATGTACAGGCAGAGGCCCGATTAATCGACGCCGACAACGGCGACGAAATTAAGACTAGCGCTTATGCCCGCGAAGCGCTGGCCCGTAAAGGCATGGACGACAGCCAGGTAACGGGTAGCGCGTCCAGCTACGCCCGCAAGTATGCGTTGAATGGCCTGTTTTGTATCGACGATAACAAGGACGCCGATACATGGAATAATACACCTCAGAGCCGTTGTAACGCGCGGAACGATAGCCACAAGGGTGATTACACTAAGACGAGTGTACAGGCCGAAAAAAACGCGTCCAGCTCGTCTCAGACGCAAAAAAAGCCTACTTCTGTTGATGACTATTACCGGCTTGTCATTGACTGGGCTAGAGCAAATGAGGCCGTCATGTTCATCGGGCCGTTGCTCAAAGCAAAATTCAATAAGGGGCATTTCAAGGAATTGTCCCTTGCAGAGGCAAAGGCCTTCTACGAAAACATTGATAAATTAGTCGATGCGGTGAAGGCCAAAGACGACGCCGCACTGATGGAAGGCGTATAGAATGAGGTTCCATTCAAAAGGTGTCCAGGTGCTGAAAGGGAACAGCGGCTATATGCTGCTGATTCCCGCACCTCACACCGAAGACTTAAATAACATCAAAGTCGACGGTGATTACTCCATCGAGATTAAGCGCTACTCAGAAAAGCGTTCATTAAATGCTAACTCCTACTGCTGGCTGTTGTGCCAGCGGATAGCAGAAAAGTTGTCTGCTGACGGGCAGTACGTCAGCAAAGAGGAGGTGTATCGGGGCGCAATCCAGGATTCACAGGGATTCACGCCGATATGTGTCCAGCAGAAACTCGCGGCCAGCGTGTGCCGGGACTGGCGTCACAGCGGGATTGGATGGATTGCTATTGATACCGGAGTAAGTAAAGTCAAGGGCTGTACCGTCCTGCACTTATACGCCGGCTCAAGCGTATATGATACGCACGACATGAGCCGACTGATTGGCTGCCTTGTCGATGAGGCCCGTCAGATCGGGGCGAACGTCGAGGACCGGGAATGGGTCCAGGCGCTCATTGATGATTGGAGGCCCGAACGAGATGATTGACTTATACCCTCGTAAATGTAATATATGCGGCGGTCCTGTCCGACTCGTCGACAATAGCCGGGTATACTCCCCGGAATATGCCAGTCTTCATCCCGGAAAGGTGTATCTGTGCCAGCGATGCGGGGGATACGTCGGGTTGCATCCTCACTCGCATAGGGCGCTGGGGATTCTGGCAAGCCGGAAAATGCGACGGGCTAGGATGTACTGTCATGATTTATTCGACTCGTTCTGGCAGGGACGGCGACACGCCCACCGCAAATGGGTACGGGCTTACGCCGAACTGGCCAGGCGGCTAGGAATTCCCGTAGAAGAATGTCACTTTGGGTGGATGACCGTCCCGGAAATGCGGGTTGCCTACCGGCACTTGCTGGACATGAAGAAGGAGGGCTGGCGATGAATAAAAGAAAGCGCCGCGACGACGCGCTATACCGAAAGAACCGCCTTCCGGCCTATGAACGGGCTGGCGGCGTATGCGAGAACTGCGGCGCACCGGCTGCGGAAATCCATCACATTACATTCCGGTCCCACTGCGGGACGAGCGATTTAGATAACCTCATCGTGCTGTGCCGGGACTGTCATGAAAAGGCACACGGCCCCGACGCAAAGGCGATGAGAGAAAGGTTTAAGGAGATAAGAAGAAATGGAAAGGAGATTTAAGGGCATATGGATTCCTGCCGAACTATGGAACTCAAAAGGACTTAGTTTGCAAGAGAAATGCTTGATAGCCGAGATTGATAGCTTCACTGAGTTCTGGATGAGCAATAAAGCCATTGGAGAGTTTCTAGGGGTATCCAAGGACCGTGCGAAACAAATCGTCGCCAAGATGAAGGATAGCGGAATTATCAACGTTGAAACGACCAGGGATGCAGAAACAAAACAAATTCTCAAGCGGACTATCACCGTATCAAACGATTTTAAGCGAAAAATATTTGAAGCATCATTAAATAAAAAAGTTGATGATTACCCTAGTGGGGTAGAAAATTCCCCCAGGGGTGGGGTAGAAAATTCCCCCAGGGGTGGGGTAGAAAACTACCCAGAGAGTAATAAATCTTTTTATAACAAATCTTCTTTAGATAATAAGGGGGATAACCCCCCAGCGCTCCCCCAGGTATCTAAAAAGAGCAAACGGTTTGTAAAGCCTACTTTGGATGACGTCCAGGCGTACTGCCGAGAACGTCAGAACAATGTAGATCCGGAAAGCTTCGTCGACTTCTACGAAAGCAAAGGTTGGAAGGTTGGCAACCAGTCCATGAAGGACTGGAAGGCAGCTGTACGGACGTGGGAACGGCGGGATAATAAGCGCCCACGGTATAAGACCCGTGACGAACGGCTGCGGGAAGATGACGCGCGGAGAGAAAGGATGTGCAAAGAATATGACGAGCAACACGGCGAATCAAGTTTTGAAGATCTTGCGCGGCTCTTATCCAAATGATGCATGGAAATTAAGCGGTCAAAACGGAGATGAATTCATCGGTGCGATGATGCTCCAACTTTCCCGCTATAGCGACGGCGACGTCCTGCGGGCCGTGGGGCGTGTAATTGACGGCGCCGACTCTATGCCCAGCGTGACGATGATTAAGAAGGAAGTCAAGCGTAAGCTGAACGCCGTGCCGGACTACCGGGCACTGCCGGAAGCGCCGGTCAATGAAGCTGGGCGCAAACGCATCCACGGCATGATTGACGACCTTAGAAGCAAATGGACAAAGCGGCCGAACAAAGAAAAGAAACCGCCGTCGCTGGACGACGTGCCGAAAGACGTCATCGAATTCGCCCGCCGGGCCGTTCCCGGAATCCCGGACGAACTGATTATCAAGAACGTACCCGCCTTTAAAGAAGGGCTGGCCTGTAACATGCGCATGGGTAACGAATACATGAGGTTCTGGTTGGACCAGAACACGGGGCTTGTGAGCATGACCGTTGTCATGAAGAGAGGAGCAGCGAGATGACTAAATGCATGGTGTGCGGGGGGTGAATTCGACCCGTACTATAAAGCACAGCGCTTGTGCCAGTCCTGCCTCGATAAATTTACGAAGCGCTACTGGGACTGGAACGAATACCGAAAGCAGGGACATACACGGCGACCGACCTGTATCGTGTGCGACAAGCCATTGACACGCGGATTCAGCGTATGCCCGGACTGCCGCGACGCGTGGAAGAAAATCTATTACCAGATCATGCGGCCGAAAACGATCATCCAGGCGCGCAACCGTATGAAAAGGATGAGAGATAAGGCCATAGAAACGGCCGTTGAAAACCGACTCCGTACGGGCCTTGATGAAGACATTGCGGCCGCCCGTAAAGCAGGATTGTCATACGGCGCTTACATGGTACGCAAGAAAGGACTGGTACGATGAACGCTATCAGCCGGGCGCTGGCAAGGCGTGACAGGGCGCGTACAGAGTTACGGCGTGAAGCCGGGGCCGAAAGCGGTACGGACTGGGCAACGACATTGCTGTTTAGCTGCCTTCACGACAAGTACGGGTTCGGCCGCAACCGATTCGCCGCGATGAACGACATGTGGGCGCACCTCGACGAATTCCAGGAAGGATTCATTTTCGACTGGCGCGATGAATTATGTGAACACGGATTCGACCGGTTCCTTAACGAGCGTATCGCCGAAAGAATGCAGAAGATGATAACCGGCCGGACGCGCGATCTGAAACTCATGGCAAAGACGCGTGACATGATAGCCGGGGTAGCTATCGTCATATTCTGGACGCTGTACACGAAGTACAAATGGCGTGACAAGCGTCTCAAGGATTTGCAGAACTACTACAAAGACAAGGTTTACGTACTGACTCACAATGAAGTGCCCATCTGGGAATTTATGAAATGCCTCAATGTAGAGTGCAACATAGATTACCCGGCACTGGAAGTGTATGAAAAGCAGAACGGACCAGTTGATATATACCACGGCAATCGTGGAAAGAAATAAGTGTTTAGAGAGGCAAAGGAGAAAGGCAAATGAAAAAATTACAAGTTACGATCGAATTGATTGAAGAAATGCTGGGCACTGCCAATTCAGACCCAAAAATTCATGAAGAATTCATCGCGTCGAAAGCGCCGGACGCTGCCAGTCGTGAAGAAGAAGTCGAAGCGCTGGGCGTGGAAGCCGTCGTTGAAAAGGGCAAGACGATTTTCCCGAAGGAAGACGGCAAGCCATTCGTCTATTCGTATCAAATCCGGGGATTCTTCAAAGCGGCCGCTGGATTCTTACAGCGTTGCAAGGGCGAAAAGTTCGCCGCCCACACGAATAAAATCAAAGCTTACAAGAAAGTCATTGACGGTTGCATCTTTGTCGAACCGCGAAAAATCATGATTGAAATGCCGGAAGGGACTGAAATCGGCGACTGCCAGCGGCCGTTGAGAGCGCAGACAGCACAAGGCGAACGTGTGGCGCTGGCGAACAGTGAAAGCGTGCCGGAAGGAAGCCGAATGACGTTTACAATCGAAATCGATAACGAAGCCTATACGGACGCCGTACTGGAATGGCTGGCCCATGGCAGTAAAAACGGGCTGGGACAGTGGCGGAACTCCGGAAAAGGACGGTTCCGGATTGTCGACATCAAAGAAATCAAGGATGCCGAAAATGAAGTAGACCGCATCAAGAAAATGCTGAAAGGCTAAGGCCGACAGCAAGCGAAGAGAAGCAAAGGCAAAGCAAAGAATAGTAATGTATTGCGGGGCGACGGCACAGAGTCGCAAAGTACTGTGTAGCAAGGGCTTTGTATGGCGTCGTAATGATATGCGACGTCATGGCGATATAGAGCCATGTTCAGTCACGTAAAGGTATTGAACCGTGCAGTTACGGCAATGCAAGCCATGGAAAGGCACAATGATGAAACGTTGAGCTAAGGCTTAGTAGCGTAAAGCAAAGCAAAGTTACGGTATTACATGTTTCAGCAGTGCAATGGAAATGCTGGGTATAGTCAAGCAAAGGTAAAGTAAAGTTGAGTAAAGTTCGGCGAGGCGAAGGCATAGCATTGTAACGTTTGGCATAGCCCAGTAAGGGCAACGTATGGCAAGGACTTGCCATGAACGTGTTGCAATGGAATGGCAATGTATAGTGCTGTTTTGCAGGGGAAAAGCGGAGTGCTGAGAAGCGGAGGAAAAGTAAAGTAACGTTCTGCCCTGCTACGGAGAAGCATAGTAGTGCAGTGTAGTGTAAAGGCAACGTTAAGCAGAGTTGATTGTAACAATGGCAAAGTAAGGTTACGTGGTGTCTCGCAAGGGCAAGGTGAGGCAGTGTGTGGCCGGGTAACGACCGACACCAGAAAAAAGGAGTGATAGACAATGAACACAATCACAGTAATTGGCAACATTGGCAAGGACCCGGAAAGCCGGGTCACAACCAAAGGGACGCCCGTCGTGACGTTCTCGGTAGCGGACAACAAGAAGCTGCCGGGGACGAGCGGCAAGAGCAAGGAAGACTGGACGAGCCAGTGGTGGTACTGCACCGCATTTAAAGAACTTGCGGAAGCTATCGTCCAGGACGTCAAACGCGGCGACCGGGTGGAAGTAACCGGCAAGATAGATATGCATGAATACACCGCTAAGGACGGCACACAGAAGGTTGCGTATAATTTGCTTGTCAACCGCATTGCGAAGGTTGTACGGCCAGTGAGGGCCAATAACAGCGGTTTTAACAACATGGGCAGCGAAGCCGCCGACGAAGAAATCCCATTTTAGAGAGGAGTAATAAAAATGAAGAACATCACGAAGAAACAGTTTATTGACACCGTAGCACAGCGGAGCGGCAAGACAAAGAGCACTTGCGCCCGCATCGTTGATGAAATGTTAGGCACTATCGCCGACCTGGTTGCGCAGGATTGCAAAATCACTTTTGTGGGATTTGGCACTTTTGAAAAGAAGTACATCGCACCGCGGACGGTACGTAATCCGCAGACCGGGGAAGCCGTGGAAACGACAGGACACAACAGCATGAAATTCAAAGCTGGAAGCATCTTGAAAGAACGTCTGAATCAGTAAGCGGTGATGCAATATGACACGCTGCTATTACTGTCATAAGAAACTCACGGGATACCGGCACTATGTAGTGACGGTAGACGGGAAACTCATGCCGGTATGCGCAGATGATCGGGAATGTCGGCCCCGGGCAATACAATGTCACGGGCCGCGCCCGAAACCCGCACACCAGGCTAAAAACCGAGTATTGGAAAGGAACAAAAGAAAATGATGGAAATTAAAATCAAAAAGGTACTTGACAATTACAACAAAGAAGACGTGAAACTGCCTCTTATCACGGAGGGGAACGCCTGTTTTGATTTTTACGCACCGGAATGGGTAGTCATCTATCCGGGAGAAAAGGGAGTGGCAGTCAGGACCGGGTTATCGTTTGAAATCCCAAAAGGTTATCACATGAAGCTGTTCATGCGGTCGAGCTACGGAGCACATCGGAAATTGAGACAATCCAATTGTGTAGGCATTGTGGACGCAAGTTACAGGGGAGAAGTAAAAGGGTTGTTCGACAATGTCGGCGGAGGTCCGGAAATCATCGAGAAAGGCGAACGGTTTATGCAGGGACTCATAGAAAAGAACGTTGAAATCGAATTCAAGGAAGTGGATACGCTGACAGAAACACAGCGTGGAAAAGGCGGATTCGGCAGCACTGGCAGATAGGAGGGAACAGACATGAAACAAGGCGTCAGAAAATATTGGGATATAGGAGGCTTTACATCTTTTCGACGTGTCACGTGGAATAGGTGGACAAGAGTCGTGGGACGTGTGCTTGTTAAATCGTGGATGAGAAAGCCTAAAGCCAGAGGCATTACATGGCAAAAAGCTAATTTTTGGTGGGGCCACCAACGTTACTAGGAGGGAACAGGAATGATTAATGACAAGATGGCCAAGATGGCCGTAAACACGCTAATAGCGTATTGCGACGGAAAGAAATGCGCGGATTGCGCCGTATCCCGTAGTTGCAAACTGGGTAATGGTAATTTCAAGTATTTTGATAGCTACCCGCTTGTTGGGGTATTTGAAAATTTACAGAAGTCAACTAAAAAGACTCCGAAGTTCGACGGCAGTTTACAACATAGCCAGGAATTTTGGAGATACGCGACAGCCGTGCTCGATCGGGCGCTGGCCGATGAAGGCATCAACGGACTGGACCTGTTGAAACACGGAGAAGTTGCCGTGAAAATCAAGACCGACGGCCTCGTAAAGGTCGTCGCTCAGAGTAATGGCAGAGTCAAGACACTGGGTAAGGCGAAATGCCACCCGGCGGACGCTTTCAACTTAGAAACAGGCGTCCGCTTAGCTGTACACCGGATGGTCCAGGACGCAAATACTCCCTTCGATCCACATGCCGGTTACGTCTATTATTTTGTAGACTATGACGGCAGCATCATGGGCAAACCGTGGAACGATGACGCGATAGATAACTGCAACATGGTCTTGGATAACTGCTTTAAATCGACCTTCGCGGCATGGCTCCACATCACGTCCGTAAAGCGGGGCATCCGGCACCTTGCCGATGCCCTGAGACTGACGCCCCCGGAACCGGGGAAAGCGGGTGATGCAGATGAATGACATGGAACATTACAAGCGAACTATACCGAAAGCAGGGGAAAAGTGGATGCACTTCAAAGGGCATGTATATAAAATCATTGGCTTCGGAAATCATACAGAGCGCATGGAACTGGTTGTCATATACCAGGAAGCCGGTGATTGCACTTACTGGGTACGACCGCTGGAAAAGTTCATGAGTAAAGTCGACCACAATAAATATCCGAACGCAACGCAGAAATGGCGTTTTGAAAAGGTGGCTGATGCGGATGAATGAAGGTGATTTAATTGTTGAAAATTTTGGAGCTGTTCGGGGGCATCGGTAGTCCGAGAGTGGCATTGCGAAACATGGGAATTCCAGTAAAAGCGATAGATTACGTGGAAATCGACGAAAAAGCAGTGCGCAGCTACAATGCCATGTTTGCAAACGAGCTACCGTATAAGACGCAGGACGTTCGTGGTTGGAATTTAAAGCCGGATATTCTCATTCACGGCAGCCCTTGCCAGGACTTTTCCATTGCAGGCCGTCAAAAGGGAGCAGACCCGGGAAGCGGCACTCGATCGTCGCTCATGTGGGAAACACTAAATATCGTCAAAAACATGGGATTGTGGCGACCGAGAATTATAATCTGGGAAAATGTGAAGAATGTAAGAAGTCGCTACATGGTACATAACCATGAGCGGTACATGGATGAGCTGAAAAAGCTGGGCTACACAAGCAACTTTAGCATGTTGGATGCTAGAGACTTCGGCCTACCGCAAGCCAGACAGCGAATATTCACCATATCGGTGTTGGGTGGTCAAGATTTTGACTTTGATGCACTTGAACGAAAGCCTATGCAACCCATTTCCAACTATTTAGAAAACGGCCCGGTAGACGACTTTTATACCGTCAAAGCACCAAGTATGTTACGGGCAATCGGGAAAACGGGGACTGTGCGCCGCTTGCCGATTATCAAAGATTACTGCTACACAATCACGGAGCGACCAGACAGAGCGCCGGGTAGCGGCTGTCTTCCCATAGGTAATGGCAAATACAGATACTTGACGGAAAGAGAATGTTGGAGGCTACAAGGATACAGCGACGAAGACTTTGAAGCAGCAGCGAGCGTTAATTCCCGACGAGCGTTATATAAGCAAGCTGGGAACTCCATCCCTGTACCGATTTTTGAAAGCATATTCGGCGAAATGCTATAGAAAGGAGCGATGCAGATGAACAACGCAAAAGAAATTAAAGTACATGATACAGTTTGGGTAAATTTAAAACCAATTTTTGGGACTGATGATGACAATCTAGCAGGGTATGCAAAGGTTCTGCATATCGAAGAAAATAAAAATGAAGGGGTCACTTACTATGACGTGTGCTTCCGTGGTTCTGGTGCGGTCTTTTATGGTGTAGACGATTATTATGTTCATCCCATCACGAGTACAGAGGCTGTGTTACCCAAAGTCCCAAAAGATAATGGAACGACACGGACTGATAAGGAGGAATGGGTTATGACGAACTATGAAGCGGTAAAAGCAATGGGCATGAATGAACTGGCTGGATTCTTGGCCAGCATCACGACATGTTGTGGTTGTCCGGCATATGGGAACTGTGGTGGCCCGGCATATTGGAACTGTGATGGCCATGAAGTATGTACGGCGTCTCTGTTGGAATGGCTGGCCGACTTGCTTCTGGGTAAAGAAATTAATGTGGACGACGAGCCGGGGGAAACATCTGACATGATTCATCATCCGGACCACTACACGTGGAAAGGAACCGAATGTAAAACTATTATTGAATCTATGACAAAAGGCCTGGACGGACAGGACGCCTATTATGTGGGAAATATCATCAAGTATCTGTACCGCTACCCCGCGAAAGGGACGGCAATTAAAGATTTGATGAAGGCCCGGCAGTACTTAGATTTTTTGATCACGACCGAAGAAGTAAAAGAAAAGAAGCGTGAAAAAGACAAATGACTTACCGTTTCGTCATTCATGGGCGACCAATGACTAAGAAAAATTCGCTCCAAAAGACGCGCTACGGGCTTATACAGGGTAAAGCCTATAGAGAATATGCCAAAGACGCAATATGGCATCTAAAACTACAAAGAAGGCCGATTCATCCCATCGATTGCGCCGTCAAGATGACCGCGAAGTATTACATGCCGAACCGCAAGGGCTGGCCCGATCTGTTCGGGCTGGTCCAAGCAACGGCAGATATACTCGAAAGCGCTGGTATTATCGAAGATGACGGGTACATTGCTGAAATCGGTGGCTCGATGATAGCCGGTATCGACGCCGAAGACCCGCGTGTGGAAATCACTGTGAGCGAAATAACGGACTTAAAACATCCGCTCTATAAACTACACCCGAAGCTAAAGAAAAAGCTATTAGAGGGTAATCTAAAACGTTTAATTAAGACTAGAAGGGAGTAAGCATGAAGCTGAGCGACATAATGACAATCTACACCGTCGCAATAGATATCTTAGCTATCGCCTTGTTACTGACAGCGGACTGCTTTGCACATCGTCTTATTGCAGCCGGAATGGGAGTAATGGGGCTGGTGACTGTGTATTTTGCTTGTGAATTTAGAAATTGCGAAAAAGCCATAGCAAAGCTATGGAAAGGAGAAGACTAATGGACACTGAGTGGATTGACTACCGGGCATGGCACCACGATAAGAAAGTGATGATGCATGTATCCGAAATCGACTTCCGCAAGCATCGAATAAAAGGAAGGGCGAAGGATGAAGTCATCTCCGCAAGATTTGACGAAGTAACCCTCATGCCCTGGACGACTTACTACGACGACAGCCATGATGACGTGATGATCTACGAAGGCGATATTGTCGAAGTCACACATAAAGATATTACGAAGCGGTTTGTCATAGACGACGAAAAGGGCGTACTGCTCGCGCGATGCATAGAAAAAGAACAATATCCTTTCGTTGATTTTGACCTGGATATGCTTCTTAATGACGACGGACGGGCTAAAGTCATCGGCAATGCATACGAAAACCCGGAATTACTGGAAATGAAAGAGGTGTAACCATGGATGAAGAAAAGATGATCCGCGACATGAGGAAAGTCCTGCTGGACTACTGCATCACTGACTTACGGAGCAATCAAGCTGCCAGGAACGGCCATAAAGACGACTACACAGTACTGGACTACGGGAAATATGTCGGCGCGAAAACACTAGCTATCACGGTGATGGAGCACATCCCGGAATACTGCCAGGACGACAAGAAGAAAATGAAGGAATTCTTCTTTGGCGTACACGAAGAAGCGATGAGCAAAGCCAGCCAGCGAATATTGACCGCCGAAGATGAGAAAAAATTAGCTAAATTGGCGCTCTATATGAATGATACGCTAAAAGCAGACCTTTGCACGCGATACAATGAAGATTCTGAGTTCGGTCATTGTTGGTCCTATCAGTTTTCGCCGGCTACGCCAAAGTACCACCATTTATGTCCAGCCTGGGATAAAAAAAGTATGTCATGCATGTTGGATAAGCAAGAAACCCTGTTTAGAAAGAAGAGGTGAGAACAACGGACATTAGCACAAAACACATAGACGAAGTCATTGAGCACGCATATCTCAACGGGAAAAACTACGTCACACTGGCTCTGACGGGCGATAGCAACGTAGATAAGGCATTGACACGGAAGCTCGAAGAAGACGGCTATAAAGTGGCACTCAATGACAATAACATTATGGTAAGCTGGGGATTTTAAAAGAAGAGGTGAGCAGGATGACCGACGAAGAAGACGCAAGACTAGCAGAGCTGCTAAAAAAGAAGCAAAAAGAATGGTGCGCTAAATATTATCAAGACGGTATGGGAAATAAATGCTATGCAGAAAGAACATATGGCATTGTATATTGCCCGGCCTGTGACAGTGACGCCGGTTGCTGTATCTGCCCGCTGATTAGCGGTATCAACAGAAGGAGGTGACAGCATGACAACAGAATATATCTGCGACAAGTGCGGGAAACATTGGAAAACGAAAGAAGAAGCCGTGCTATGTGAGGAATCACACACCAAAGTGACAGGCGTTGAAGTCCCACAAGGTGGGTATGGAAACGGCGTTACAACAAGATTAACGAAATGCGATATTCCCAATGTCGTTTATGTCAAATTCGATTGGATGGGAGAACCGAAGAAAGCACTGTATGTCTTAACGGATAGCGATTATTTTCGGCCCAACGAATGGACTACCAGAGCAAAGAAAAACCGCGATCTATTTTTCTCCAAAGGTGACGAAATCGACACGGTTAAAGGAAACGACAAATGAGTAAAGACGATAAAATCAGGCTGTTAAACCTGCTAGAAGCCTTCCGTATACATATGTGTACTAAGGACCACGCCATGGAGCATTGCGTCAGAGATGGCCAATGCCCTATGGCCTACCCGGCCCGATTTACAGTAGAAGGCAACGAAATCCGCACAATCAATTATTGCATGATAGAAACAGTTAAAGCAGCTATGAGTAAAAGCATGGACGAAAAAGGAGAGATGGAAAATGGCTAAATACGTAAAGAAACCCGTTGTGATTGAAGCATATCAGACAGATAAAGAAATGATTATCCATACGCTAGAAGGCGATATGAAAGCCAGCATCGGAGATTACATCATTACAGGAGTCGACGGCGAGCAATACCCGTGCAAACCGGATATTTTCAGAAAAACGTATGAACCTTTTGAAACCAAAGCAGAAACTAAATTGACGTTTGGCGAAATGCTGGAATACTTGAAAAAAGGTAGAAAGTGCTATCGCCACGGATGGAACGGCAAAGAACAGTACATCGTACTCGGGACAGCAATCAGCTATGTCAACCCGGATGGATACGCAGTCAACACTAATCATACGACTATGGGGAGCGCGGCGATCGTTTTTGTGGGGACACAAGGCGAGCAGGTCGGTTGGCTCGCAAGCCAGGCGGACATGCTTAGTGATGACTGGGCAATCAGACCCGATGATTGCGAATACAACTGCTGCGGATAAATGACAGGCGGCCCCGGAACATGGCTGGCCCGGGGTCTTCCTGGAAAGGAAGGAGAATGACATGGAATATATCATAAACCCGTGGTGGTTCTACTTGGCAGGATTATTCGGCAAGGTGGAAGTGCTATGGTGGGTTATCATAGACACATTGACACTTTTTGTATTTATCGGGCTACTTATTTTTTTGCTCATGTGCGACGACATTAACCACGAACAGCTCATGTCAATCATAAAAAGAAAAAGCAAACGAATTGTAGCTGTACTATCGGTATTGGCATTACTATTTATTGCTGTACCGACTCAAGATACAGTCAATAAAATGATAATCGCCAATGCTTTGACAACGAATAACATCAAAGGCGGCGCATCCTTTACGCAAGACCAAATAGGGCAAATCATCGATAAAATAGCAGACGCGGCCATTAAAGTAAAACAGGCGGAAAATAGTAATAAAACATAAGCATAAAAGGATAGGTGATATACATGGAAAATTGGTATGCACCGGGAGAAGTAAAAATCCATCAGATGAGCGATGAAGAAAAGCTACTGTACGCGAAAAAGAAGCGTAACCCGTGGGAAACCAAAGCTGGCAAAGCGGATTTAGACGGGCACCGCATCGGTGCTCACCGCTCGCCACTGTTTATGTGGAAAAGGAAGTGATTCGATGGAAACTTATACTACGACGAAAGCGGCTAGAGATACACTGATGCTTATCCGCTGTAAAGTAGAAGAAAACGACGAAGCATTTAAAGAAGCGGCGTTAAAAATAGCGGATGAGCTGGAGCGAGAAGGGAAGCATGATGCAGCACTTTTCGTTCGCGCTCAATTCGATGAAATCCCAACTTTTATCCCCATGGAAAACTCCCGTGTACGCCCGTCTAAGGACGCGTACTACCTGGGCATAGCTAAAGCTGTATCCAAACGCGCAACATGTTTACGCCGCGTTTACGGGGCTGTCATCGTCAATAACGACGAGATTGTCAGTACGGGCTATAACGGCGCACCACGTGGTGAACGCAACTGCTGTGATACCGGGAAATGTTACCGGCGTTTACATCAAGTGCCACACGGCCAGATGGTTGAGCGATGCGTAGCGGTACACGCCGAAGAAAACGCGATCATATCAGCCAGCCGCCGGGAAATGCAGGGCGCTACCCTGTACCTTTGGGGCATGGACGTAGAGACCGGGAAAGAGCTGCCGAACCCGGAACCGTGCTTACAGTGCTGGCGACGTATCCATAACGCCGGAATAGTGAGAGTTGTAACAGTGGGAGGGGATGCACATGCACCACAATCAGCGTGCCGCGATTGACTCCACGACGCGACACATAGAGCTTATGTTTTACCGGGAAAGAGAAATCAAGCGGGCCGTACGGCTAGCCAGGGAGAACGTCACGGGCGGCCATAGTGGCGGTAGTAATGGCCATGCTTTTGTATCGGACCCAACAGCCTTGGAAGGCATACGATTGGCTACTGAGCTAAAGCAAGTGACGCTGTCGGACGGCGTCGTCATCAAGCGGCCCGAACGCTGGCTTAGACTCGTATCTGGGGTATACGAAGCCCTGGACGACATTTCACGGCGTGTAGCTACCTGCAAGTACCATCGACGGGAATCATGGAAAGCAACGACGGTAGAGCTGGGACTGGACCGCAACACATACTATACGATAGTCAACGACGTGCGGACGCTAGCCAAAATGGCCGCGTGCCAGCTGGGACTTATCCGCGTAATATAATGACTTGCGTTATCTCGGATTGGATGTTATACTATAAGTAAGTCTTGGCCTGGAAATTACTGGTCATGTGGATTGAAATTGTAACGTTGATTAGTAAGATACTGATCGAGCAAAAAGGAGCTGTTGCGTGTTCAACAGCTCCTTTTTGTTGTTATTTTTATTATAATTCGGCTCTTTTTTGCGAAAAAGCCCTTGACACGTTGTACTGCATGTAGTACAATATAATCAGAAAGAGGGACAAGAGATCCCCAGAAAGTGAACCGAAAGGAGCGGTAAAAATGAAGGTAAATATTACATTCAGCTGTGGTCACGAAGGAACAATTGAAGTCTTCGGCAAAGCCGAAGACCGAGAACGAAAAATTAAATATTTTGAAGAATATGGTCTTTGCCCTGATTGTTACAAAGCAGAAAAACAGACTGAAGAAAAGGCATTCGCTGAAGGACATGAGCTTCCGGAATTAAAAGGCTCAGAAAAGCAAATTTCCTGGGCGAATAAGATTCGAAAAGAATTAATTGAGAAGTTCGAAAAAGAAAAAACAGCGATTCGCAAGGGCGCTGGAGATGATTTCGCAGACTTTCTCAATGGCTTTGTCGAATCCTACTATAGGAAAGATTCTGCATCTTGGTGGATTGACCACCGAGAATGGAGAACATTTAAAAAAGATTTATTAGGGGCAGCTGTAGTGGCTTTCAAGGCAAAAGACGGCATGTAAAATATTCCGTCGACCCCGTCGATAATTCGGCGGGGGCTAATTTTTTATTTTTCTTGTCTAAAAGAAACAGGAGGGATAATATATGGAAGAAAGCAGAAAAAAAGCCAATAAAAAGTGGCTCGCAAAAAACTACGAGTCAATCACTATCCGCGTGCCGAAAGGAACACGCGAGCAAATTAAGGCGTGGGCTGATGGCGCTGGTCTGAGCATGGCCGCCTATATACAGGCGGCTTGCAAAGAAAAATCAGAAAAAAGCTGAAAAAGCCCTTGACATATTGTACTACATGCAGTACAATATAATCAGAAAGAGGGACACGGAAGCCCCGAGGGTAAATTGAAAGGAGACGGTAACATGAAAAAATTACAGTATACGAAAGACAATAATTATTGGGAAGCTCAGGTTGAGTTCGGCGACTACTATTGCACCGGAAAAGACGGGAGTGGACTTTTCCACATCCACGACGGAAACCGGACCCAGCTGCTCGGAACATTACAGTTTTCGGTAGCTGGCCTGGCAGACAGCACAGCGAAGCGGAAACTCCGCGATGCTGTATCAGCAGATAAAAATTGGTAGCAAAAAAGTAGACCCGCTGATTTCTCGACGGGTCTACTTTTTTATTTCTCCATTTTATACGTATAAAACACTTGACAACATACGTATATATGCTATAATATAATCAAGGAAAGGGAAAACAAGACCTTCCAAAATAAATCTTGAGAGCGCACCTCGTTAGAGGAAGTCGCCAAGGAGGAAAAAATCATGGAAGTAAAATTTATCGAATTAAACGAAAAAGTAGCATTAGAAAGTTGCTATATGGGTGTAAGAATTGACGATGAAGACTACAAGCTTGGTGATTTACTTCCTGACAGCTACAATTGGCTGGAAACCGAAGTTTTACCCGAAGAAGAATGGGAAACCGCCCGCCTTGATGGTACGTGTGCAATGTGTTTAGAAGATGCAGGCGCGTATGATGATGTTGATGATTTAAAAAAAGATATCATTAAAAGTTTGAGTTGGAACGACAATTATTTTGGGGATAACGTTTACCTGATTGCTGGTGACCATAGCTGCTATGGGACAGACCCCGGTGAAAGCATCATTAGAAATGCTGAGGTCGTAGGAATCATTGAAATTGTAAAATAAAAGAAATTTAGCGGTCAGAAATGGCCGCCATTTTTATAAGGAGGCTATAGAATGAAAAGAACAATTTACATGAGCGAACCGCTCGAACGACTTGCAGAAGAAACAAAAGGTGATAGCCGCCGCACAAGCGGTTTTTCCCGCCGCCTAGGCGAAATCGTGGAACGGTATCAGATTATGTTGGACCTGGACATGGATAGTCTTCCGACTCTAACTGAAACAGAGCTGGGAATCATGGACGAAGTATTGGCCGGTGCGGTCATCGACCGCCGCAAAATCCGTGGCCTGCATCTTGACGTGCTGGATGCAGCCGTTGGATCTGACGACGACCGTAAACTGCTGTCAGAAAAAATAGAGGCACTGACAGCTGGTCAGCGCCTGGTACTCGTGGAAAATTTAGGATTATGAAGAAGGATGATATAAAACCCGGATCGCATTTTGGCTACTGGACCGTTATCGCGCCTCCCGACATAACAAAACATAATTACGTGCGATGCCGCTGTATTTGCGGCAAAGAAAAGTTAATCTATGTTTATAATTTAATCCGGGGAAAATCTCTCTCATGTGGTTGCAAGCGGAAAGAAGGAGACAGCCTGGCGCTTGAAGACGGACGTAAATTAACGGCTAAAGTGCATCAAGAGCACGTAGCCATTAAATACGCAGGATTCGGGCGGGAAATTAACAGAAACAATAGCACCGGAGTGCCCGGGGTATCTGTCTTTAGAAATGGCCGATATCGGGCTTACATAAATATCGGCAGGAAACAGATTCATTTGGGGTTCTTCGACCGGCTGGAAGATGCTAAAGCGGCACGGAAAGCAGCGGAACAGCGATATTTTACAGACAGACAGCAAAAAGCCAACGAAATCAAGGATAAACTCAAAAAGGACAACTCGCAATGAGCTGTCCTTCTTTTTTTGCAACTATTTCCAAAATGGAAACGGTTATTTTTGCTTATTCTAAGAATAACTGCCATGAAAACCACGTATAATAATAGTGTAAGGTTTTAGTGAAAGCTAAATACCTCATCGGACAAGGCGGCGAGAAGTGCATTAGATGGCGCTGACGCACTCCGCCGCACACACTGTCCCAAATCCAGATGCCTCTCTGGTTTACACAAACACATAGACATTGAGCCGCCTCCTGCTTTGGCGGCTTTTGTCATAATTTTGGGGAAAAATATGAAAACAATCAATCAAGCAAACGAACAGCAAATGCATAGTAAAGACAATTTGTTTGACATAGTAGCATGTAAAATAGCCGAAGCGACAAAAGAAGGCTCTTCCTGCGTGCAGATCAGATTGCCCGTAGGTTATGACGAAGAAGTGGTAAAAGACATTGTGTGCTACTTGACAGCTAAAATGTATGCTGTCACGTGGTACCATGGTACGGACTGCTTAGAAATCTCCTGGAAGTGGCATGACGTGATGGGCAGAAAGAAACAGTAATCAGACAAACATACGCAAGGCCTTGTAAAAGCCGCTTAGAATGGCATACAGGGCCTTAATTTTTTAAGTACATGGTTAAAAGGTGGTGATACAGTGGCAAAAGGTAAGTATCAAGAGTGGTTGACAAAAGAAGGACTGCTTAGACTGCAAGGCTGGGCCAGGGACGGCCTTAGCGATGAGCAGATAGCCGCTAACATGGGTATTTCCATCGCTACACTGTATAACTGGAAACGCGACCATTTAGAGATTTTAGAGGCCCTAAAAGAAGGAAAGGACGCTGTTGATAGGCAGGTAGAGAATGCACTGCTTAAATCGGCACTGGGGTACAAATACGACGAAGTCACAAAAGAACTGCGTGACGACGAGCTAGTCGTGACAAAAGTCGTACACAAAGAAGTACAGCCGAACACAACAGCGCAGATATTTTGGCTGAAAAACCGCAAGCGAGCTGAATGGCGCGACCGCGTGGAAAACGCTATCACCGGCGCGGACGGCGGGGCAGTCAAAGTCGAAACGCTCACCGACGCCGACGTAGACGCACGTATCAAAGAGCTTGAAAGTAAGCTAAAGGGCCTTAATAAGTAATAATTATGCAAGTTTGGCTGGCTTAACCCGGGGTTGATAGAATGAAGTCAACAAAAACAACGAATAAAACTAGCAAAAAGAGCTTGAAAGAGAAAGTTGAGCTGATGCGGCTGATGGAATGGAAAGTGTGGAAGAACGACCCGACGGCCTTTATCAATGACTGCTGCTTCACCGTCAATGAAGCAAAGAATGGGGCTGTCGAGCATTTCCCGAAGCTAGATTACCTGGCACGAGTCGATCAGATCATCCACGGCGAGCAGGTGGCGGCATTTCCAAAGAGCCGACGTATGATGATGACCTGGCGATGCCTTGCGAATCTCTTGCATTACGCGATGTTTGGGAAAAACCTGTCTATATTCGTGCAGTCTAAAAAATACGATGACTCCGCTTACCTATTGGGTGACAGCCGCTTCATGTTTTTGTACGAGCATCTGCCGGAGAGCCACGAATGGCCCACTGTCGAGAGAAAAACACGCTCTAAGATGGGCTATGACTACATCAAGTTCTCCAACGGCGTCGAGCTTAGAGCCGTGGCAGAAGGGGCCGACCAGCTCCGCCAGTACACCGCATCTGTCGTATACTGCACGGAAATGGCCTTCTGGGACTTTGCACAAGCGACCTGGAACTCACTCCGCCCGACCATTGAAGGTGGCGGCCGTATCTTCATCGACTCGTCAGCAAATCCCGGCTTTTTCTGCCAGCTTGTGACCGGCCAGCTCAATGAGGATGAGCCAGAGGAAGAGCAGGAAGCACACGACGTCATAGAGGGTGTCCACGAGTACCGACGTAATGGGGTATACGTGGCACGGATACACTACACCGCCGACCCTTCCAAGCGCTCCGAAGAGTGGAAGACCAACGAAAAGAAAGGCACCACGACAGAGGGCTGGGAGCGTGAATACGAAATCAACTGGACGGTATCGGCTGAACCGAAATACTACCCGGAATTTGACTATAACCGCCACGTAGCACTGGAAGAGCTGCACCCGATTGAGGGGCGGCCGCTTCTGTTGTCATTTGACTATGGACTCACTCCGGCTACTATCATTGCACAGACGACGGCGAAAGGGCAATTGCTCATCTTGTCGGAATTGCAATCATGGGATTGTGGGATGTTGGCTCATGGCAGGGCTGTACAAGCAGAGTTACAGACGTTTTATAACGGGTATGACTACACCGCCGTGGGCGACCCGGCAGGGAATCAGCGCGCACAGAGCGACGAAAAGACCGCCAACGAAATACTCCGTGACCGCTACGGCATTATCGTCGAGCCTGGCGAACTCACGCAGACTGGGCGTAGTGAGGCCGTGCGCTACTATCTGACGACACTCACACCAGATGGCAAGCCGCTCTTACAGCTTGATCCACGCTGTCAGATGCTCATTGAGGCATTTACAGGCGGCTATCATCGTAAAGTCGTAGCCGGGCGGACGCTGGACGAGCCGGAAAAGAACGAATACAGTCATCTGATGGACTGTCTGGCGTATTTATGCGCAAAGCTATATCGAGACAATACGTCCATGTCGGACAAGTGGAAGCAGATGACCCGTGGTAGGATGCACCGGGCCGGATACATGTAAGCGCGTGGAGCGACGCCGCACCGGATAAGGGCGACTCCACGGTAACATGCTCCTTTCTATCATCGGCGGGGCTGACGACCCCGCCACCCATGGCGATGTAGGTTAAAGTAAACCAGCTATAAGCTATCGCGGTTCGAGTCCGCGCATTGCCCCATAGCCCTGTTGAGGGCCTTATTTAGCTATCAATCGAGGTGATGAGATGGAGGATTTAAACCAGAGCTTGTCCGCCGCACAGGACACGGGCGGATTGTTCGGCCGGGACGCCCCGCAGCAGATGAGCGTTACCGACTGGCTTTTACAGCAAGCAGAGCCGGAAGAACAACCAATTTCCTTGGACACGCTCAACGACGACGAAATCAAGAAAATCATGATGAGCGTCAAGGACGGTATCGACGTCGCGAAGAAGTACTACGAGGGTACCGTAGAGCCGAAACTGATACACCGCCGCAAGCTCCGCAATGGCGACCAAGACTTGTACGAAAAGAAGCTGCCGAACTTGTCGAAAAAGAGCAAATTCGTCAGCATGGACTTCAACAACATCATCGAATGGATGAAGCCGAGCTTAGTAGAAGTCTTTATCGGCAATGAATCGCCCGTCACTATCGCTGGCAGTACAATCCAAAATGATGATACAGCCACGAATATACAGCACTTAGTCGAATACCAGCTCACCCGTAAGAACAACTATACGTCCCTCGTCAATGACGTCATTGACGACGCCTTGGGGACGAATTTAGGCGTTGCAAAGGTGTGGTGGAAGCGGGATGAAGACCGTACGCGCTATAAGCTCATGTTCGACGTGAACGATATGCAACAAGCCATGATGCTTACGCAGGCGTCACTGTCGGGCGAAATTGAGATACAGAAGGTCAAGCAGCTGAAAGACGCGCCGGATCTGTATGAAGTGCAGTTCGACCACGTCAAAGTCACGGCCAATTACCCTGTCGTCGAGTATGTACCGCCCACGGAATTACGCTTCACGCCGGAAGCCAGCACACTCCAAATGTGCAAGTTCGTAGCACACCGGAAGATTGTGAAAGGCGACTATCTCAGGCGTAAAGAGCAGGACGGGACGTATCAAAACGTCGATGAAGCCCTTGAAGCGGCGGGTGATACGAAGTATACATCAGCCGACGAGTACATCAACAAAGAGCTGTCAGACGACCACATGAGGCCGAACGACGGCGATAATGCATCTAAAGACGTCGAGCTGTACGAGTGCTATGTAGACGTAGACTATAACGGTGACGGCATTTACGAGCATTTGATTGTACATTGTGTCGGCGATACGCCGCTGTCTATACAAACCAATGAATTCGACATTGCTCCCTTCTTTGCGATGGGTAGCGTACGCGAAAGCCGCAAAATATTCGCCGACATGGCCCTGGCTGAACAAGTGGAAGGCTTGCAGGACTTAAAGACGGCGCTTATCAAGCAGATTGTCATCAACGTTGCGAAGAACAACGACCAGCAGAAGTTTATCGACCTCACGGCGGTAATGGATATGGACGCACTGCTAAATGGCGACGAGTACGTCCCGGTTAAGGGCGACCCGAACGCGGCAATTGCGAACCCGCCGCCGGCGAATATCTCACCGCTCACGATGGACCTTGTCAACTACGCCGAAAGCGAGCTGGAAAACCGTACCGGCAGTACGAAGTACAACCAGGGCTTAGACGCCAACTCCCTCAACAGTACGGCCACGGGTATCACGGCCATTCTTGGGCAGGCAGATAAGCGCATACGGTTGATTGCCAGATTGTTTGCAGAAAATTGGATAGTGCCTATGGTCCGCTTCCTCATCCTGCTCAACAAGAAGTACGGCGAACCGGTGCAGACCTTCCGCTTTAAGGATGAGGAAGTATCGGTCAAAAGCGAAGACCTTGATATCGACTACGACCTTATTATTAACGTCGGTAACGGCGCCGGCACGAAGGAAGCCCGGATACAGAGCTATATGATGCTCCTCAGCAACGTATACCCTGTACTGTCACAGGCAGGCGTAGCGACCCCCAAGAGCTATTATGCCGCAGGCACGGCACTCCTGGAAGAAATGGGCCTCAAGAATACGCAAGAGATTCTGCTTGACCCGGATTCGCAGGAAGCCCAGCAGATGCAGGTACAACAGGCACAGCAGGCCGCACAGGTTGCACAGGCACAGGAAGCCATGGACCTGCAAAAACAGTTGACTTTGAAGCAGGCCGACTACGAAGGCAAGGCCGCCGTAGCGTCTATCCCGTCTATCCGGGCAAACATGAACGACTTGCCGCTTGACGCGCAAGTGAATATCATCAACACCCGCACGGCAGGCAACACCAGCCCGCAAGCGATGATTGAGAAGATTGCACGGGACCAGCTGGCACAGATGACGCCTCAAACACCGGCACAGCCGGAACCGCAAGCCCAGCCGCAAGTACCCCAGCAGGGAGGACCTATGAATGGACAGTAAACTGAAAGCCTTACTCGATACCATGCGGAGCGGCGATGAAGCGGCCCAGAAGCGATATTTAGCGGACCTTATCACGAAGGGCCAGCAGGCAGAGGACCTTAAAGCCTTCCTCGACGATTGGCTGAAAATCGAAGAGCAGACGGCCCTAAAGGGCCTGGACAGTCCGACGAAACCGGCAGACGACGTAAAACGCGACTACCAGGCAGCTATGAGATTGTATCACTATATGACAGGAATCATTGAGATTGCAAAGCAAAAACGCAATCAACAGAAAGGAGAATAGACGTGTTTGACTTTAATTTACAGTTGTTTGCAGAAGGAGAAACTACTGATGTATCCACAGCAACGACTACCAACGAAAACGTCGCGGGCACCGCCCAGGAATCACAGCCGGAGTCTTTGTATCTCGTGACAGACCCGCGCACCGGCAGAAAGAGCATTTCTTCCGCCAAACCCGAACCGACGGAACCAGCAGAAACGAAGACAGAGGAACCGCCTGTACAGGATGAACCGGAATCCCAGCCCGCGGAACCGACCGAACCGACGGAAACGAAACCCGCCGAACCGGCGGCAACCGAACCAGCCGCCGAAAAACAGCCCGAACCACTCATCCACACTGAACCGTACACGCTGGATGAACTGAATACCGCTATTGCACAAGGGAACGTCAACGAAGGCCGTATCCCCCAGCAGTATCAACTGCAATACGCGCAGTATCAGCAGGAACAGGCACGCCGTCAACAGCAGTACCAGCAACAGCAACAGGCCTTGCAGATGCAGGCCCAGCAACAGCAGTTGGAACAGCAGAAACGGATGTTTGCCGATATTGATAAGGCCGCGACCGACCAGGCTATGAAGGCCCTTGGCATTACGCAGGACGATATTGATACCGCCGAATACTCCGACGACGACGCCGTGAAACAGAAAGTAGCGCATTTCAATACTGCCAAATCCTACTATAAGGAACAGCTTATTGGCGCTATCCAGCGGCAACAAATGCAGACGCAGGCCGCACAGAATGAACAGCGGGCCATTTATCAGAGCATTGTCGATTTTACGCAGCAGAAGCAGGCCGAAGAACCTCATTTTGCCGACATTAATCAGTTAATGGGTAGTTATTATCAGACAATGCCGTATAAAGACGCCGCTGTTATCGGGGATGCTATCAAAGCCCTCCAGGGCGGGAATATCAACCCCACACAGTGCAAAGTACTCGAAGGCTACTACGATAAATGCCGCACGGCATACTACGCCAAAGCGAATGATCTGACGAAGCAGCCGAAGAAAGTGCCGGTTCCGAAAGTCGAACAGCCTGGCACGGGAGCGAAAGCACCGGCCAAACCCATTGATTTTACGCAGATGCGAAATATGACAGTCCGCGAACGCCGCGCGTTCATCGCAGGCCTCAGCGGCAGATAAAGGAGAGATGAAAACATATGGCATATGATGTACAGAGAAACTTGAATAAATCGGCCAACCAGTCGTACACCTACGATGCTATCGGCCATGCAGAGGATATTAGCCCCATCCTCACTAACATTACCCCGGAACTCACGTTGTTCTACTCTAAATTCGGCGACTCCGAACCAGCAAAGGCCATGAATTTTTCTTGGATGACGAAAGGCTTGTTCCCGCCGCAGGATAACGCCCACCTCGAAATGGAAGACTACAAATTCCAGCCGGGCGGCTCGATTGAAGGCTTGTCGAATAACGTCCAGTTCTTCCAGAAGACCGGCATGGTATCCGATGCACAGAACAAAGTAAAGAAAGCATATCAGAATAAACATGGCTCTGAATTAGCTGACCTCCGTTATGACGCTTACACAGGCCTGGCGCAGGATATTGAATACATGCTCGTCAACTCCACAAAGAAAGTAGACGGCTCGGCTACCGTACAGCCCCGTTCCGGCGGCGTACCGTTCTTCATGCAGCAGAACCTTATCGACGTCACTGTTTCCACCACGGATAACATCGTTACGTCGGCGCAGGAAACCCACCTGGCTACCGGCGATATTTGTTATTTTGTCGCTGACACCATGCCTACGGGCCTTAAAGACGGCCTGTACTACTACGTACGCGTAGACAGCACCAACAGCAAGAAACTGACCATCTTTGATACCCAGAAGGGCGCTATTGAAAATATCAAAGACGACCAGGTAACTTTGTCGGCCGCCGGTACGAACGTCAAAATTGTTACGAACAACGTTCTTTCCCTGGGCAAGAAGCGTTCGTACACCCTTGATGACTTCAATAACGCTATGGAAATGACGAGTAAGCGCGGCGGTCATCCTACACAGGCGTTCATGTCTTCCAGTAAGTACCGTGAATTTATCAAGCTCGTCCTGGCTACCATGACGGCTACACGTAAAGGCAATGAAAAGGCCAATGCCACGGAATTCGCCACGTCTTACCAGGGCGCCTTTGGCCTCGTCAACGCCAACGTACACCCGATTTACCCGGATAACCGCATCGACATCCTCGACCTGTCTTACTGGGATATGAAGTATCTCGTCAAGCCGCACGAAGTACCGCCCGAAAAGCTCAGTAAAGACGGCACGTATGAAAAATTTGTTATTGAAGCTAGCTTGGGTCTTAAAGGCACGCAGCCGAAAGCGTCTTGCTCCATCGTTGATATTAAACGATAGCCCATTCCATGAAAGAAGGGGTTCACGCCCCTTCTTTTTGTATAAAGGTGGTGACTCTGCATGATAACAAAACAGAAGATTTACCAGGACGGCGACAAGATTTGCTTGCGTAACACTGTCGATGTATCGAGTGCTGTAGATGCGGCCCGGCGCGTCAATGAAATCGACAACGGCGGCTGGGCTGGCGACAAGAACGAACGGATTCAGCTCATGGGCTTCATTCCGCCGGAATTCTGGGGATTCGACCCGTGGCTCATCTGCGCCAAACGGGCTGAACTCGAAGGGAACCAGGCGAAATACCAGTACTACATCCAGAAGTTTTTCAGTGTATGGAAGCAGTTCGCCGTCAACCACAAGAAACGTACGTGGCGTGGGGCGGTGTTGCTGGGATGATTACCGCCAAATCGCTCAAACAGCTTATCCGCTACAAACTGGGCGACAACAACGAAGTCCAGTACAGTGATTATGACATTCTCCAGGCTATCAACGAAGTACTCCGCTATGTTAACCAGTATTACATCAATAGCGACTTTCTCGAAAAAGTCCAGCACTACCGGCAGGACGACATGAACCGGGAAATCGACGAGTACAATGCCAGCTTATCGACAGACCCGTCCGACGAAACGGCAGAGAAACCGACGCCGAAAGAGCATATCGACATGCCTATCACAGGGGTGGATCTGCCGGACGACTTCTTGACGCTTGTCCGCATCGTCGACGGCCACGGGCGCGACCTGCATCCCGGGGATGCTATTCGCCCGCCTCGCTGGGACGAATACAAGATTTTCCGTAATAAGCTGTATGCTGGCGTAAAAGACGTGGATATGCTCTATAACGCCGCTTTTCTCAGTATTACCGACCTGGATACCGGGACAGTTGAATTGCCAGCCGTATTCCTTGATGTACTTTGCAAGCTGTCCTGTATGGTCCTCACACAGACACCGGACGGCGATACGATGCAGCAGGCCGTGGAAGCGGCCCTGGCTAACGTCGTGCCCATGCGCAAATACGCCAACACAGAAAAGCGTATGCCGTTCATCTGCTAGGGGGTGACTGAATGAAAGTAGAAGACGCTATTACCCGTATCCGGCAGGAAACACATGATATCAGCAAGGAATACAGCGATGAACGTTGCCTGCAATTCCTTAACACCGCTACGCAGCAGGTAGCAAGCCTGCTCATCGGCGCTAAATGGCCGGTACTCGTAGAAGAAACGACCATGAGGGAAGGTGATTCCATCCCGAAGAACTACATGAACGCCTGCGGGACGTATCCGCTGGCCATGACAGCCGGAACTGTACACATTACCGACCCGTCAGTAAGCGCTGTGAAATTCAGATATTTCGCAACGCCCGCTGCCATTGAAAGCACAACGAAGGATATGCCGTTCAATCACGATGCTATCAATGACATCATTGTCAAATCGGCCGTCCTTCTGGCGCTCAATGAAAATGAATACGATATCAGTCAGGATACAAACATTGTCAACGCCTTGCAACAGGCAGTCAGCGCAGGAATGAGTTGATGCTATGGCTGAGTATAAGAAGCAAGTACTGACCTTCCCCGACCTTCCGACCGCAATCCAAGGCGACGGCAGACAGCTGATATCCCTGTTAAGGAAGTATCTGAAATCCGTTAATGAACAGGTCAACGTAGCTAACGGCTTTACGGCAGACGACGTAGACGCCAGCACCAAAGGTGACTTCCCTATGCCACGGAACTTCACGTTGACGTTCGACCGGCTGGGCGGCGTGCTGAACTGGGATGCCGTCGACGACGCCGACCTGGCTTATTACGAGGTGCGTACCAATGCGGACGTCGGCAATGGCTATGGCCTGCTAGAAAAGACGGTAGCCACATCGAGTTTGGCTATACCTACCACGGCCAGCGGAAAGATATACTTGTTCGCTATCAGCAAACACGGCAAGGTATCCAATGGCCGAACCATTACGTATAACAAGCGCCGTCCGTCCGCACCGTCTGACATATCGCTCACGAAGAATAACGAAGGGACCCTCATTACTTTCCTTGAGATTCCATCTAACTGCATCGGTGCCAACTTATATATCGACGGGCAAAAATATCAGACTGTCGATAACGTCTTTCTGTATCCGAACCCGGATATCAAAGAGCTGTATATAGCCTATTACGACCAATTCGGCGAGGGCGAACGTGCCTATCTATCCTGCTTTGTCCCAAATGTCACAGGCTTCTGGGTAGAAAAGAACAGGGCCAACCTGTATTTCTACTGGGATGCTTTATCTATCTACAATATCAAGTACGTCGTGAAAGTCGGGCAGACGCAGGAATGGGAGCAGGGCACGGAAATCTTTCGCTCGAAGGTCAATAAATACCGCTATATCCGGCCGAACGAAGGCGACTATTACTTCATGATAAAGGCCGTCGATGACCACGGTAACTATTCCACGGACGCGTCGTGGTACTACTTGTCCAGCGACCCGGAAATCAATAAGAACATCATATTGGACTATAACCAATACAAGCTTGGCTATAGCGGGATAAAGACGAACATGTATTATAACGCGGCTATGGAAGGCTTGCGACTGGAGAAGGAATCCTTTAACGGCGAATACCTCATGAAGGTATCGTTGCCTCAGAAAATAAAGGCCCGCAACTGGATTGACTGTAAAATCAACGCCGTCACAGAACAGACGTTGAGGGTATGTGACATGACCTTCACTGTAGATAGCTACGAAGCGTCGCATATCCTTGTATGTGGCATTTTGGGCGACCTGGACGGCGTAGAGCTGAAAAAACAGATAGCTAGGTATACCGGGAAACTCGACGATACCTTTGATGCTATCATCGACGGTACGAGCAAGGCTACTGGTGGGCAACTGCTGATAGAGAAAAACACAAGCTACACCCCGGTGCGATGGAATGACGGCGCACTCATTACTGACGTGGGTCAGCTTGAATATTCGTGCAATATCCCAGAAACATTTTCTATTGGATTTTGGTTCAAGAATACAGCACCACTCACAGACTGCATCATTGCGGAATTGCGGGGAAATGCGCCAAATCAGATGGACTACATTGCCGTAAAGGACATGACATTTACTGTAGATAGCTATGAAGCCCGGCACTTAGGCGCAGACGGCATATGGCGAGATATTACCCTATATATCGGCTATGACAAGCGCCTGGATTCGTTCTATGTACGGGATACAGTCAACGAACGGATACTTTACTTACAACTTGATACAGCAGATAGGGACTGGCTCTTTTTCGGACTTTCACAGAGCGCCGATAAGCGGCTTTTCTTTATCCGTGAATTTGACCTCGATATAACCAAATACGTCAAGGCGTTCATTCCGCCTTGCACGTCATTTAATCGTATTTTCTTTAACCCGAAGGAGTAAAAACATGAATAAAGACGAAATGAAAATCAAAGGTTCTTTGAACGTTGTCATTCATCACGCTAATGGGGATGTAGAAACGCGCCATAAAGATAACCTCATCTTGAACAGCGGTTTTGACTATATCTGCGCTGCCATGGCGAATCCGACCAAGCCTGCTGTCATGGGCTACACGGCTGTAGGCACCGGTACAACGGCCGTTGCCGCCACACAGACCGCACTCGCCAACGAATTAAAGCGAAAAGCAGCCAGTTACGCTCACAGCGAAGGAACGAAAGTATTCACTTTAACAACAACATTTGCCGCTGGTGAAGCAACGGGTGCTATCACGGAAGCCGGTATTTGCAACGCCGCAAGCGGTGGCACTTTCCTCGATCGTGTCGTATTCGACGTCATCAATAAAGCTGCTGACGATACCATGACGACAACCTTCCAGTTCACCTTGTCGTAGCGCCTATGGATATTGCCAAAACGTTCACGCTGTACAAGCTGTCAGATACTGCGTTCACACTATCTGACAGCCGTGCCAGCCGGACGCTTGATGCTTTTGGCAAAATGGCGTACAGCGCGACAAACAAAGAAACTGTTTGGGTGTTAGAAGAATATGATAGGCGCCATGGAAAGCCTAAAATTATCTTCGACACTGCACTCAGATACTATAGAGCGTCCGAAGTCAAAGATAAGGTATCCGGAATTACCAAGCCCGTCGATGAGCTATACCGCTATCTGTTGAATGCCCGCCCTTTGGAAAGCCTGTATACAGCAGACAAACGTAAAATTTCTAGTGCAATCAGGCTCAAGGACGTATGGGCCGTTCGGGAAACGTATTGGGATAATGTGTTATTCAATATGCGCTGCCTCGAAAGCCTGAAAGTATTGGAAATCAAGCGAAACGGGACGACATTAGGGACAAAAAAAGAGTCTTTCACGCTGAAAGATAACGAGAAAAACCAATTCACCAAAAAACAGCGCTATTCGCTCCGTATAGGCGATAAAAATTCCAAGCGTCTAACTATATCAAAACATGAGCTAACGAAGCTTACAGAGGCGTATAGAAGGGTGAATATATGGAGACGGACAGACAATGAAGTAGTTCTCGTGGCGGATAAGGAAAAATCACAGACGCGGAAGGAAACTGCCGAAGACATTGCTGTAAAAGAACGGCCTGTCAAAGCGGTTTTCATCAATCCGTGGGAGGCGGTAATCATCGTCGATGATGCGACGGCCTTCTTTAACTGGTTCCGTACGGTACAAGAAACCTTGTCCATTGCGGAGTATCACAATAAGCTCATACACGCCACGAGGCCGGAATCGCTACGGATAACCCTAACACTCCCAAAGAAATTGTCACGGGCGTTCCAGGAAACCATAACCGCTATAGAACGATACATGAGCCACGCTCAACCGAAATACGATGAAATGGCGGTGACGTTCACGGACGGCGAAAATAAAGCCCTTGAGGTTGTCCGTAGTGAAATGATTCATACGACGGAAATATACTGGGACAATGTATTATTCCTCATCCACATTTCAGAGGATATCCGGACCACGGAAGCCGTGAAGAAAACGGCCGTCAAACAATTGGACGACGCCTTTAGCTTCATGGATTCATTGCGTAAAGCATCCCGATTGAATAGAGGGGAAAACCTGGCTGTTATCGAGAAGGAACGGCAGACCATAGAACATGAGCTGTATGACGGACTGCATATCATGGACGAATGGCGGAATGATATGCGTACCTTGGCACGTGAGCAGGTAAAGGCCATGGACCATATCGCCAAACATGCCACGTCGGCGCAGTTCGATGAATTCTATGTACGGGACGACTATAAAAAGATATGGCAGACCGTGCAAACCTTCCGGGAAGAGCTGAAAACGCTCGATAAGGTATACCGGAATATCTACGCTGTCCGTGATGATCGCATCGCCATTGCCGACAAGCGGCTGGTGAAACTAGAACGTACCTGGCATGAATCCATAGATACTGACGAATCTTTCAACCGAAACGTGGCGTTCGTCCGTGGGCTGGCTGAATTGGCCCGTATCGGCGATGGACTCACACGGGACATTGGGAAGAACCCGGCCGAAGATATTGCCCTGTACGACGCTTATGTAAGGGCCAGCAACTCCTATATCGAATCTGTTCAAGTTGTTTCTTCCTTTAAGGAAATGGACGACTTTATGGCCATGGCAGATACGCCACCTATGTATGAGCAGTTCACGGACTTCAATGTAGGGGATTACGAATACGAAAAAGCTCTCTTGCGGCTCCGGGTGGTCAGCAAGTCAACGCAGGCGCAACCTTTGCTGTACGACGTATCGCCCCATGTGGATATTGACGATACAGATGATAAGGGACAGCTGGAAATCAAGGATACGACAGCGGCCACGAAAGTCTATTACAACAAGCATTACTATAATGCCCCGGAGGTCAACGCCATGGTCAAAGGCGGTACGGGGGGCACAACGCCCGTCCCTAACATCCTAACGACAGATGGGCAGGACGATAAAGGGCGGTACTTTGAAATCGAATTACTGAATAGTTCTGGCAACCGCACGACGGGCATTGTCTCGTGGGTTGCGAAAGGATGGTAATATGCAGGAATATAATGAATTGTTCACGACGGACGCCTGTAATACGTATCTGGAGAAAGTGGACAAGAACATTCAGTCCGTAGCCAGTACGTTTTCCGGAACAGCGTTCCCGACGAATAAACTCAAAGTCGGGATGCTGTGTATGCGTACCGACGACAACAATAATATCTATAAATTGACGTCTGTCAGCCCGGTAAAATGGGAACTAGTTCCCTCTAAGTCTTATGTAGATAACGCCGTCAGTACCGGCGTGAAGAGCGTTGTAAACTTCAAGGGAGCTACCTCAACAGCGGCTGGCGCAGCTGGTCTTGTGCCGGCTCCGGCTAAAGGCACGCAAACCGATTACTACCTGTCAGCAGACGGTACGTGGAAGAAGGTGCAACAACGGACTATTAAAGAAGTAATTGATATTGTACATCCTGTTGGCAGTATCTGGGAAACAACGACAACCGACGACCCTAATGTTTTATGGTCAGGGACGACATGGGTCAAGATGGACGCAGGACGTGTATTGGTATCGTCTGGCACGTATACGGAAAATGGCACGACGTATACTTATAACCTTGGTGATAAGGGCGGGGAAGCAAAACATCAAATCACTATCGAGGAAATG